CATCGCGAACGACGCGATGACCGCAGAGCAGTTCCAAGAGTTCCTGGAGGCCACGTTCTCCAGCTATCGCCGCATCGTCAAGCACAGCGCGTCGATCTACGTCTGTCACTCTTCGTGTTACCAACGCGAGTTCCAGGGTGCGATGGAGAAGGCCGGCTTCGACGTCCGGTGCCAGATCATCTGGGCGAAGAACACCTTCGCCTGGGGCTTCGCACGCTACAAGTTCCAGCACGAGCCACTCTTCTACGCGCACGTCGCCGGCGAGAAGGATCCCTGGTATGGCGACAAATCGCAATCGACGCTGTGGCAGGAGAAAAAGCCCGCGGCCAACCGGATCCACCCGACCGCGAAGCCGGTGGAGCTCGTCGAACGCGCGATCGTCAACAGCAGCCAGGCCAACGACGTCGTCGCGGACCTCTTCGGAGGATCCGGCAGCACGCTGATCGCATGCGAACGACGCGGCCGCCAGGCGCGACTGATGGAGCTCGACCCCAAATACGTCGACTGCATCGTCCGACGCTGGCAGGAGTACACCGGCAAGCTGGCCACCCTCGAGGGCGATGGCCGCACCTTTGACCAGGTGAAGGAGCAGCGCGTAGCCGCGTGATCGTCGCCAGCATCCGTGCCCTCGCCCCGATCCTGGGAATGTCGCACACCGCGCTGAACGGCCATCTGAAGCGTGGCAAGTTTGCAGCGGAGCCAGGCGGTGGATTCGATCCGGACAAAGTTCGCGCGGCATTGAAGCGCAATGCCGACCTGGAGCAACCGTCGCAGGCCAAGGGATCACCCCAGTCGACGCCTGCGCAGAGGCCTGCGCCACAGCCTGAACGCGAGGCGCCAGCGGACGATTCGTCGCATGCGGACTACAACCGCGCCCGCGCCTATCGCGAAAAGCTCCGTGCCAAGCGTGAAGAGATGGATCTGAAGGCACGCATGGGCGAGCTCCTGGACGCCGCCGAAGTCGAAAAGACCTGGTCCCAGATCATCACCTCCGTGCGCGCCCGCGTGCTGCTGCTGCCAGACAAACTGGCACCACGCATCGTCGCCGTGTCGGACGTCCTGGAGTGCCGAGCCATCATCGACCGCGAAGTGCGCGAGGTCCTGACCGCACTGACCGAGTATCAGCCGAATGCCGCATGAACCCTATAACGGACCTGGCATGCCGAATCTTGCGACTGTGGGCGCCTCCGGTAACGCAGACCGTCTCGCAGTGGGCCGACGAGAATTTCTACCTCTCGCCGGAGTACGCCGCCGAACCGGGCAAATGGAAAACGCTGGCATACCAGCGCGAACCGATGGACTCGGTCTCCGACCCGCGCGTCCGTCGAACGGTCATCCGGTCTGCAACGCAGATGCTGAAGTCTGTAGTCATCCAGACGGGCGTTGGTTACTTCGCCCATCGCGACCCGGGCCCCATGCTGCTCCTGCAGCCGGGCGACCAGGACGCGAAGGATTTCAGCAAAGAGCGGATCGCGCCGATGATCCGCGACACACCGGTCCTGCGAAGCCTGTTCTCGGAATCGAAACGCGCCGACTCCGACAGCACGATTTCCGAAAAACTGTTTCCCGGCGGCATGCTTGCCATCTGCGGGGCCGGCAGCGCGCGCAACGTGGCTCGTCGAACCATCCGCATCCTGTTCTGCGACGAGACGGACAAGTACCGCGCGACGCAGGAAGGCAACTCGATCGCACTGGCGCGCAAACGCCTGGTCTGGTTTCGCCATCGGGCGAAGGAGGTCGACACGTGCTCTCCGACCGTCGTCAATTCGGAGATCGACCGGGCCTACGAGGCCTCCGACCAGTGCGAATATTACGTCCCGTGCCCAGCCTGCGGCCACCAGCAGAGCCTGATGCAAAAGTTTTACCTGCAGGTGCGGTGGAACTCCGATCTGCCCACGCGAGAAGAGCAGGCCCATTCGGCGCACTACCACTGCGAGGCCTGCGATGCCGGCTGGGACGACGCCGCGCGATGGAGTGCAGTCGATAAAGGCGAGTGGCGGGCGCACAAGCCCTTCACCGGAGTGGCCGGCTTTTGGATTTCGGAGCTCTACAGTTATCAACGCGAACTTTGGGAGATCGTCCTGGATTTTCTGACCAAGAAAGACAATTCGGAGGAACTACGCGGCTTCGTCAACACGAGTCTCGCTGAGAACTGGACAGAGAAGGGCGAAGCGCCGGAGTGGGCCACGCTGGTCGCCAGGGCGAATGAATATCCGGCCGGAACTGTGCCGCGCCTGGCGCTGTTTCTCACTGCCGGCGCAGACGTCCAGCGCGATCGCATCGAAGTGGAGATCGTCGGCTGGGGACGCGGCCGCGAAAGCTGGTCCGTCGACTACCGGATCCTCGAAGGCCGCACCTCCGAACCGGAAGTGTGGCGCAAGCTGGACGAGCTCCTGGAGGAAACGTTCCCGCATGAGTCCGGAGCCAGGCTGCCGATATCGCGCCTCTTCATCGACTCGGGCGACGGCACGACCACCAACGACGTCTACACATGGGCGCGATCGAAAGACCCGGGCCGAGTCACCGCCATCAAAGGCGACGATCGCGGCGCACTGCCGGTAAGCCAGCCTTCCCACGTCGATGTGAAGGTCGACGGGAAGAAGGACCCGAACGGCATCAAGATTAAGACCGTCAAGGTCACCTTCTTCAAAGGCGAGTTATACGCAGCATTGAAACTGCGGGCTCCCACGCAAGAGGAACGCGAAGAGAAGCACCTCGGCTATCCGCCCCTCTACTGCCACTTCCCAACTGGCAGGAACTTTGGCGACGAACACTTCAAGCAGCTCACCGCAGAGGAACTGGTCAGCAGAAAGAACCGGCGCACCGGGCGGATCGTTCTCGAATACGTCCTGCAGCGGCCGCGCAACGAAGCGCTGGACTGCCGGATCTACGCCCGCGCGGCCGCCTGGGACTTCGGACTCGACCAGGCGCAGGAAGAACACTGGAAGGCTCTCGAAGAGCAGCTAATCCCGGTAACACACACGCCGGCGCCGCCGCCCCCACCCGCTGCAAAAGCAGACGAGTACGACGGCTGGAAAGACCCCGATCGCAGCAGCAGATATATCGATCGCAAGAACTGGTTCAACCGCAGGTAAAGGACGCAAATGGCCATAGCAGTAACTGAACTCCAATCCATGCTCGACACGGTGATCCGTGCCATCGGCAATCCCACGCTGCGTGCGCGTGGTCCGGATGGCCGCGAAGTGCAATACCGTTCCATGGACGAAGCACTCAAAGCCAAAGGCACCCTCGAAGACTTGATCCGCGAAGCCAGCGGAGTCCCACCGCGCGTGTCTCTGGCCACGCATCGCCGCGGCGAACCGGCCCTCCCCGGGTGGCCACGTCCCGGAGGCAACTGGTGACACAAAACTTTCTCGACAGAGCCATCTCGTTTCTTTCGCCGCGTGCAGGCCTCCAGCGTGCACAGTCGCGCATGGCCCTCGAACTAACCAACGGTTATCTCGAACGGCACGCGCAGCGCTTCTCCTACGACGGCGCAACGCCTGGCCGCAGAACCAACGGCTGGTACGCAGCATCAGCCGACGCCAACGTCGAACTGATGGGCTCGCTGGTCTGGCTGCGCAACCGATCGCGTGACCTGACCCGCAACAATCCGTATGCTGCCAATGTCGTCGGCCAGCTCGTCGACAACGTCGTCGGCACCGGCATCGTGCCCCAGGCCAAGACGGGAGACGCGAAGCTCGACCAGATCATCGACGGCGAGTGGCCCTACTTCGCGGAGTCCTGCGACACGCCGCAACGGATGGACTTCTACGGCATGGAGCAGCTCATTGTGCGCACCGCCGCAGAGAGCGGCGAGTCGATCGTCCGCTATCGCCCGCGCCTGGCTCAAGACAACCTGCGCGTGCCTCTGCAGCTTCAAATCCTGGAATCCGATTTCCTCGACCACGCGCGCACCATGGGCACGCAAAACGGCCACGTGATGCAAGGCGTCGAGTTCGACTTGATCGGACGGCGCGTCGCCTACTGGCTCTACACCTATCACCCGGGCGGCGTTCTCATCTTGAACCCGCGCGGCGGCATCATGAGCCAGCCCATTCCGGCCAGCCAGATCCTGCACACCTACCGGGTGTTGCGCCCGGGCCAAGTGCGCGGTGTGCCGTGGCTCGCGCCAGTGATGATGGCGCTTCGCGACCTCGACGATTACAAAGACGCCGAGCGGACGCGGAAGAAAATCGAGGCCTGCGTTGTGGCCTTCATTGAGCAACCTGACGGATCGTCCGGATCGCCGCTGGGCATCACCAAGCAAACCGATCCCTATAACGGCCAGCCGATCGAGAGTTTCGAGCCAGGCATGGTCGAGTACATGAAGCCCGGGCAGAAGGCCACCTTCAACAATCCGGCTGCCACGCGTGGCTTCAAGGAATACACCGTCTGCGAGTTGCAGAGCATCATGGCCGGCCTTAGCATGCCGTACGAACTGGGCGCCGGCGACATGTCGCAGACCACTTACTCTTCCTGGCGCGGCGGCCAGTTAGGTTTCAGGAACACCATCGAGGCTTACCGATGGATCACGCTGATCCCGTGCTTCTGCCAGCCCGTGCGCCGGCGCTTCATCGACACGCTGATCATGTTGGGCAAGATCCCGCAGCGCGCCGTCGACAATCCGAAACTGCGCCTCTACAACACGCAGTGGACCGCCCCACGCTTCGAATCGGTGGACCCGCTGAAAGACGTGCAGGCTCGTCTGAAGGAGATCCGCACTGGCCTTGTGACCCTGCCCGAGGCAATCGTCGCAAACGGCTACGACCCGGTCAAGCAGTTGCAGGAAATCGCGAAGACCAACAAGCTGCTCGACCAGTTGGAAATCATCCTGGACTGCGACCCGCGCAACGTCACGGACAAGGGCCAGGAGCAACCCGCAGGCACTCAAGAGCGCACGCCGTCCAGCAAGGCGGTAGGCTCAACTCCCGCCTCCGGCCTCAGTCCGGACGAAGCGCGCACCATCACCATGATGCGCGTCGAGAAGCTCGAAAAAGACGTCGCCGAATTTTCGGTGGACTGCACGCGCCGCGATTTCAACGCGCGGACCCTCAGCTAAGGAACAACAATTTATGACGGAATTCTTTGCAGTGGGGGCTGACTCGAAGGACATCACTTCGTTTGTCCCCTCCACGCTCGATCCACAAAACCGAACGGTGGACGTCGTCTGGTATGGCGGGGCCACCGTCCCGCGCATGGACCCGAACACCGGCGACGAGTACATGCTGCGCCTCGACATGGGCGGCTGCAACCTCGACCGGCTGAATGCCGGCGCGCCAGTTTTCGATTCCCACCAGCGTGGCACCTCCTACATGGAGATGGCCAACGGCAAGACCGGATCGAAAGCCCAGCGTGGAGTGGTGCGCAAAGCATGGACGGACGGCCAGAAGGGCATGGCCACGCTGCAGTTTCGTCCGGAGGGCGAGGACGCCGACACCGACCAGATGTTCTCGGACATCCAGTCGGGCATCCTCCGCAATCTGAGCTTCGGCACCTGGATCTACGAGAAGCAGCCGGAGCAGACTGCGGCCGGAGCCACCAGCAACACCTTCGTCGCGACGAAATGGGAACCCTTCGAGGTCTCACCCATCCCCGTCGCCGCGGACTTCACAACTCAATTTCTTGGAGCAACACACGGGCAATCAGCCCATAAAGGAGTAACACCTGTGCCGGATAATACCCAGCAAGGAACGGGCGATCAGGCCCGTGTAGACGAAGCAGCACTCGCCGCGGCAAGAACCGAGGCGATTCAACTGGAACAGCAGCGCGCGTCCGGAGTCGAGACTCTCTGCGCGACGGCCAAAAAGTGGGGCGTCGAAGACGCGTTCACTGCCACGTTGATCAAGAAGAATGTCTCCGTGGAAGACGCTCGCAAAGAGATCTTCGCCGAGATGGAGCGCAAGGGCCAAACGAACGCCAACGGCGTGCAGGCGCCGATCCGCAGCGAAGCGGTGGTGACCCGCGATGGCGAGGCAACCCGCCTGGCGTGCATGCAGGAAGCGATCCTGTTCCGCGTCGACCCGAACCACTATGCGAAAGCTACCGAAGAAGTGCGCCGCGAAAAGCAGCTGATGGCGCGCGAGTACAACGGCTTCTCGCTGATGGAAATGTCGCGCGCAGCGCTCTTCCTCGCCGGCATCAACACCACCGGCTGGAGCAAGACCCGCATCGCCGGCGAAGCGTTGAATTATCGACGCCTGCCGCAGGTCTTCGGCGGCGAGTCCGAACTGTTCGGCGGCGGCGCTGAAACCACGTCGGACTTCCCCAGCATCCTGGCGAACGTGGCCAACAAGACTCTGCGCCAGGCCTTCCAGGCATATCCGCAGACCTTCAAGCCGTTCTGCCGCCAGGTCACTGCACCCGATTTCAAACCGATCAACCGGATGCAGTTGAACGACCTCCCCTCTCTGCCGAAGCTGAATGAGAAGGGCGAGTTCCGTCACCTGCAGTTGACTGATTCGGGAATCAGCTACTCGCTCGCCACGTTCGGCGGCGTCATCGCCCTATCCCGGAAGGCTATCATCAACGACGACCTTCAGGCATTCACCCGCACTTCCGCGCAGTTGGGCGTCGCCGCATCCCGTGCGCAGTCCGACACCGTGTGGGGCATCGTCACCGCCAACACGCAAGTGATGCAGGACGGCAACGTGCTTTTCCACTCGGCACACAACAATTTGATCACCGGCGCGAGCTCGGCGCTGACTTACAGCACCGCCAGCGACACCACCGCAGCGCTGACCGCCGCGCGGGCCGCCATGCGCCAACAGAAGGGACCGCAGGGCACTCCCCTCGATCTCGTCCCGAAATACGTCGCCACCGGCACGGTGAATGAAACTCCGTTGCTCAAGATGATCTACCCGATCAACCTGGCGTCGAGCAACGTGGCTGCCGTCATCCCCGAATGGCTGCGGGGAACCATTCCCGTCATCGAGCCTCGTCTCGATGCTGCGAACAACCCCTGGTACATGATCGCCGATCCGGCCACCATCGACACCATCGAATACTGCTTCCTGGAAGGCCAGGAGGGCGTGTACTTCGAAACCCGCCAGGGCTTCGAAACCGATGGCATCGAGATGAAGGCGCGGATGGACTTCGCAGCGGCCGCTATCGAACAGCGCGGCCTGCAGAAGAACGCCGGCGCGTAAGCCACAGAGGAAAAAACACAGGAGAAAATCATCATGCAAAATTACGTGCACAAGGGCAACACCCTGACGGTCACCGCTCCGTATGCGGTCAACTCCGGCGCTGGCGTGCTGGTGGGCCACATCTTCGGCATCGCGTGCTTCACCGTGGCCAGCGGCGCGATCGTGGAAGCGCAGGTCGAGGGCGTCTTCGACCTGGCGAAGGACACCAGCACCTTCAACGCGGGCGATTACGTTTACTGGGACAACACCAACAAGGTCGCCACTTCCACCGCGACCAGCAACACCAAGATCGGCGTAGCCGAGCTCACCAACCCCGATGGCACAGCGGCCCTCGGTGGAGGGTCGGGCGATGCAACTGTCCGTGTTCGCTTGAACCCGGCTTTCTGATTGATGTTTGGCATTTAACCTCCTTTCAAAACTAAGGGACGGCCTCCTTCGCG